TAAATGAATCAGGTGAGTTATTCACTAAAGATTCGTCGGGTAATGTAACCACATACGGTAGTGGAGGTGGTGGTTCCACCGATAGCGTAACAAAATCATTTCCTGCCGCCGAAAGTATCGACAATGGCCGTGCTGTTTCCGTAGGTTCCGATGGTGCTGTTAGTAATACTATAGCCCAAGTAGGAGAATATGTATTGGCTGATGAACTAGGGGGCACAGGAGCCTCATCAATTGAAGCTACTTCTATAGGTGATAATAAACATATTATAGCATTTTATGACACTCAAAGTTATTCATTATGGGTTGAAGCCTATACAGTAGATGGTGCAACAGTAACTACGGGATCAAGACTAGGGATAGGAGATGTTTATATAGGAGAAGGAGACGGTACTACTGCTAGTTATTATTTTAATATATCTTCCCATCAATCAAATAAGGCTTTATTGCAATATTATGATAACGCTCATGTCGCCGAGGGTGCTATGTTCCCTACCACAGCTTCATTTATGGTTTTGAATGTTGATGTCGATAATACAATTACAACATCATCACGCCAACTAATCTCAGGCTCATTCGCAGCGAATGGACTACAAGCAGTTAATGATAATGAATTTATTTTCATAGGTGTAGATACCAGTACAATGAATGCAGGGGCAACAGTGATAAATGCTGATAATAGCGATGTAATTACCCCAGCCGGGGCCTACGGAACAATTTCCACCTTACCGCAATCAGGTAGCAGTATGTTAAATGCGGCAGGTGTATTTAATATGGCTAAATATGATACCAATAAAGCAATAGCAGGATTGGTAAGGCTAGACACCATGGGGTCGCCTCAATATTTGAAAGTTAATATCCAAACTCTTGAGGTATCGGCTTCAGCTGAAGCCGAACCGGTTCCAGTAGTAAATGCATATTCTCAAGGTTATATGTCTTTAGGTGATACATATGATCCAATATATGGTAATGTAACTTTACAAGTAAGTGCTGTATCATCATCCCTAGGCAGATATGGTGCTTTTTATACTCAAAATTCGATGAACGGCATATCACAGTTACGATTAATAAGCATATCGAGTTCACTATCCGGCAGCCAAATAATAGATGTATTTAATACTGGATCTGGAGGAGAAGAACCGGGAGATAGTAATAATTTTAGTGTTAATGTAAATGGGGGAGACGGGGTAGCACGTGTAATACAAGCTATAACTCCTGATGGTTTGACTAATTATGTTGTAGCAGTAGGTGGTGGCACCACACTTTACACTTACAGTCCTTCCGGCAACGGTTCATCAGCAAATATTGCAACAACTACAATAAATAATTCTGTATTAGGACTCAGCAGTTCTCCTAGTTTGCCTGATATCAATATAAATACATCATCGTCAGTTGCCATTGTTAATTATAACACGAGTACGAGAAAATTTGCAGGTGCAACTGCTGTTAATTCACTCGCCGGATTTGCGGTACAAGCTACTAATAATACTAATGGATTAGTAGGGTTAGCAGCTGCAGCGGGTACTAGTGGATCCAATGTAAGTGTTACTATATCAGGTGTTAATTCTTCACAGACAGGCCTCACACCAGGGACTATATATCTATTGCAATCCGATGGTACTCTTGCAGCCTATGAAGATGGTAGGATGGAACAAGGAACCCAAATAGGAACTGCTATTAGTTCAACAGAAATAATATTCAATCCTTTCTTGTCTGTCACTGGTGGGTAATACGTTAAAAACTAATTGAAAATAAAATATAACCATGAAAATATTAGTAGATAAAAATAGTAAAGTAGTATTAGCAAAATGCGAAGATGATATTGTTATATCTCAAGATGGAGATAAAACATGCATTGGATCTGATTTATTACTTTGGGGCATTACTGCTTCCAACAGTGATATAGTAGAAGATGTTACTTTACCTACCAGTCTAGTAGTCAAATTATATTCTTATGATGCTGGAACATGGACAGAACTATGGGAAACCGTAAAAGCTAAAGCTAAAGTTGTTAAGACATGTGATGATTTATTAGCTGATGTTCCTAGTGGTACACAATCACAATGGAATGAATATGTTGCTGCAGTAACAGCTATTAAAGATGGTCTAATGGAAACTATAAATCCTAACTTAGTTACTTATCCTAAAAAACCATAATAAATAAAAATATAAATGGAACGTAAAATACTGCCCTATCTGATAGCCATATCAGCGCTATCAGTATCTCTATCAGCAGCATTTTACTCGGTTACGGGTTTAAGCAAAATGTTTGCAGGCGCTGCTACTCAAGTCATCATTATGGCGGGTAGCCTGGAGATAGCAAAATTAGTTATAGCATCGCTACTTTATCAATATTGGTCTAGGTTAAATGCGTTATTAAAGGTATATTTAACCATTGCCATTGGTATACTGATGCTTATCACATCAGGTGGTATCTATGGTTATTTGAGTAGCGCATATTCAGAAACCGCAAATAAATTAGAAGTTATTGATAAAAGCATTCTCGTATATGATTTAAAAAGAGATAGATTTTCGGCTCAATTAGAGGATATACGAACTGAACGTAATTCACTAACAGAAAGTATAACGGAATTATCTAAAGGATTATCTAATAACGTAATACAGTATAAAGATGCCGATGGCAATATAATTACTACAACATCAATCTCAACACGTAAAACCCTAGAACGGCAATTGGAAGATGCAAAAGCACAACGAAATGCATTAGCAATACGCGAAGAAGCATTAACAGACTCAGTTACACGAATTGAATTAATTAAATTAGAAATGGAAACTAATAGTGACATCGCCGCAGAAATCGGACCATTGAAATATATTGCAGAGTTAACCGGTAAACGTATAGATGAAGTAGTTAATTGGTTTATTATTGCATTAATGCTAGTATTCGATCCACTAGCAATTGCCCTTGTAATATCAGCCAATGTTGTATTTTCCAAACCTAAAGATGATGTGCCACCTAAACCAGAAGGTGGACTAAATGATAGACCAGATGTAAAACGAGCTATGGAAATGGCAGCTAAACTATCCGAGGGACATGAAATAGATGAGGGTGAACCTACGGCATTAGCTTTTACACCTTATGATGATTATGATGAAGAATGGGATGATGAAGATGCAACCGATCAGATTTTAAATCATATGGTCAATGAGATAGAAAATGAGATCCCTCGCGAGGAGGAGGTAGGTGAAAGTGAGGAGGAGAGAAAAGCCCAGAGTGTTAAAGCCACAACTCCTCGTCCTACCGGAAAAACACGAAGCGTATCTAGTTATTAATTCAAACATAAAATCATGCAAAAGAAAAACAAGTACAAGTTCAAAACAAAAACTGTTAAAGGCGAATCTTATATTCAATGTCGGGCATCGCAAGTAGAAGATAAGTATTACTTATAAAGCCATGCGAGAATTGGGTTAAGCAAAATAAAGATATAGTTGCTGTATTATGCTATCAATGCGTTAATAAACTCACATCCAACTAAAAAAAGTTTTGGAAAATGTAGTATTGCCAATTTGATTATTTGAAACTTATTTCTTATATTAGATATCTAAAAACAACTAAAAGATAGAGATATGAAGCTTAAAGCCGAACAAATACAAGAAAATTGGAATAGACTTTTATCAATTATTAAAGAAGAGTTTCCAGAAAGAGCTAATGATTTAATTAAGCTATATGAAGAACATGAAGAGCGCGTCATGATGATGCCGGCTTCGAGTATAGATCATTTTCATAATGCTTTTCCTGGTGGATATGTTGATCACATTCTTCGAGTATATGATTGTGCATTAACCGTACATGAATCCTGGATGAACATGGGAGCTGATATGAATGGTTATAGCCTTGAAGAACTTAAATTTGCAGCTATACATCATGATCTCGGTAAAATTGGATTTCCGGGAGATGGAAATGAAGTTTATATTCCAAATGATTCTGAATGGCATAGAAAGAATCAAGGTAAGATTTATAAAACAAATCCTAACAATCCATTTACTATGGTACCTGATTTAAGTCTTTGGTTACTTCAACATTATGGTGTACGAGTTACCTGGAATGAATATCAGGCTATTAGAATACATGATGGATTATATGATGAAGGTAATAAACCATACTACATTAGCCGTACTCCAGAATCTAAACTGCGTACTAACTTACCATTGGTACTTCATCATGCGGATCATATGGCAGCCAGGATTGAATATGAACGTTGGAAATCTGGAGAAGATAATACTCCTAAAAAAACTCCAGTTAAAAAAGTTAAAGTAACAAAAGTATCAACATCAGAGCAATCTGTAGATGATATATTTAAAGGATTATTCGAATGATAGAAGTTGGTATTATATTAGTAGAAACTGCTTTATTAGTTAGTGCTGGATTAGTAGGTGCTAATTTGCTACGTAAACTTGAAGCAGCAGAGGAATATGTTGAAGAACTTGAAATCTCAAATGAATCATATGAAAAATTGTTCTTATCATTGAAACAAAAAGCAAATAACAATTATTCATATATACGCCAATTGGATAGAATTGGTTCATTTGAGGCCGACGATGAGACGGGTGTAATCTTTAAGAATCTTAAAGATATTGTAGCAGAATTGAACGGAGAATTCGATGCCGCGGAAGAAAACTAAACATTTATATTTTACACAGGAAACGGAAGATGCTATAGTCTTATATAACAAAACCGAAGATCCTGTATTACGTTCTAAAATATATAAGGACCATATTAAGTATCCATTTGAAAAGCTAGTTGAAAATATCATACATACTTTCAAGTTTTATTATTTCGATGTACCATCAGAAGATGTTCAAAATGAAGTAATTGCATTTTTAAATGAGAAAATACATAAATTCAAATCCGGAAAAGGAAAAGCATTTTCATATTTTTCTATCATAGCTAAAAATTACCTTATCATACAAAATAATACAAATTACAAACGTCTTAAACGTCGAGGTGATTTATTAGAAGTTGATGAAGAACGTAATCTATCAGCCGAAGCTAGCTATTCAGATTATCAGGAACAATTAAGTGATTTTGTAGATTTATATATCAAATGGTATGATGCAAATATGAATACTATATTTGTAAACCGTAAAGATATCGCAGTTGCAGATTCTGTATTGGAATTATTTCGAATTCGAGAAAATATCGATAATTTCAATAAGAAAGCATTATATATCTTAATAAGAGAGCGTACCGGATTTAAAACTCAAAATATTACTCGAGTAATCAACGTTATGAAATCCGATTTCAAACGTATGTTTATCAATTATCAAGAAACTGGATATATTCATCAGAATTCATTTTAACCATATTTATTAATAAAGGTTAACATGAATACTGATTTTGAATTATTCAGCGGTACTACTTTTTCGGATTTAATGAAAGATATATATCATAATTCAAAAAAGAAGGACCGACAAATTAATACCCTTATTAAGGAATTGCAGCCGCTTATTAAGAATATCGGCGATGCTACCATCATAGCTCCTATCATTAAAGAGTATTTAGACGTACAAGTAAAAAATGATGACCATCTAATTAAATTAGCTGCTGTAGTACAGCGATTAGTATCAGCATCATCACGTAGCGCAGATGGTTCCGGTGGTGATGAATTCGGGTTATCAGATGCAGAGCGAGAACGTTTAATGCAGGCTGCTGAAGAAGAATTAGCTCAAATTCAGCGAGAGAATGAGGAGAGCAAGTGAATGCTAACTTCTTTTATGCAGAAGTAGTAGAAACTCCAGATGATTTTGGACAACGTTTTAAAGGACCGGATAATCCGGTACCGGTGCCAGAACAAGCGCCCGAGATCAATAACCTAATATCCGTACGGCCTTTAAGCTCACGAAATTCAAGTATTATTAATGGAGTGCGGCCACTCAATAAGTATGGATTTACTGTACCTATAATAGGTGAAATAGTATTGATATGTACCGGACCAGGAGAGGCTACGGACACTTTGGTATATGATACACAATACTATTATGTTAATACCGTCAATATATTCAATAACCAAAACATCAATCCAACCCCAGGTACCTGGTGGTTTAAAGCCGCAAATGACAATCGTACAGAACAGTTCGATTGGAAGACCGGTAAGTGTAAAAGCTCACCATCATGGGAGGAGGATGACCGTGTATCGTCCTTACAACCATATGAAGGTGATATCATATTTAGTAGTCGATTTGGTTCTGGGTTAAGATTTTCAACTAGTTGGGCAAAAGGACGTACGGACTATTCAACTAAACCATGTAGCGTATTTCAAGGTGGTAGCAAATCACCAATTACCATTTTATCTAATGGATGGAAAAAAGATGGTGATAATAAAAGTGTTAATGAAGATTTCGAGTCTACAAAAAGTTTGATAGTTTTAACTAGCAATCAGAAGCTACCAAACTTCAAATCAGCTCAATCTAATTTAGGAACCGTTGCAGGTGTACAGCCTAGTTCTACATATAATGGTGCGCAAGTAGTTATTACATCTGATAGACTATTATTCAATAGTAAGAAAGATGAGGTTATACTATCTGCTAAAAAGACTGTAACCGTTGCAACCCCGAATTGGGCAATGGATCTAGATGCTTTATTTACAGTATTAGAGGATTTAATTACATTGTTACAGGAACAGGCATCTGCTAGCCCACAATACCAATATCTAACAGGTACCGGTCCAACAGTAGGTGCTCCGGGAGCAGTTCCTGAGTTGACGCTTTTATTAGGTCAGATTAAAGCAATGCGACAATAATGCCGGCACAATGGAATACATTTGAACAAGCAGTAGCTACTTATTTCAGAACAGCTCCTGCTACTAGTGCTAAGGATGCTGCGAAATTTCTAGCAACGCAATATCTAATTGCAACGGCGCCGGCGCAAACACAATTTGGACAAACCACATTAGTACCTAAAATTGATATCTTAATACAAGCCTTCGAAGGTGTATTTAGTGCTAATGAAAAGTCAACAGAATCAACAACACCAAGATCATATTCTGGTTTAGCTAATGGTATAATAAAGTATTGGAGTCCGGGAGGTGTTATACTTAATCCATTTCCCGCAGCCCCACCTACGATAGCACCAGTAGTAGCAGGATTCTTTATTCCAAATATACAATTTAATGATATTATGGATCAAGCAATGGCTGATAGTACTATTCCTATAAACGAAAATACATTGCGAAATGCAATTACCGATGGACCGGTTGTCGGTGACCCTCTAGTTGCAATACCCAGTCCTATAGTATTATTTCCAGGCGCGCCGCAACAATTAGAAGCAGAATTAATGCTGGCATTTACTCCAGGAAACACTCATGAACAATCAGCTCAATTATTAGCTCAGGCATTCCGTAATCATTTATCAACGCTGTTTGGAATCTATATAGGATTCATGCCACCAGGTAGTACATTACCAATAAACATTGTTACTTGGTCAGGAATCACTTAAACTACACGATACATATATTTATAAAAAAGGAAGAATTATGGACAGTAAATTATTTGTCAAGGTTATGCGAAAACTAATTAATGAAGAATTGCGTAAAGTAATGCGTGAAGAGTTACGTTCGGTTTTAAATGAGCAAAAAATAGATCATAAGAAAAGCATGAATCATGGATTGCAAATGTATCAAGAAGCTCAAGTGCCAAAATCTAAACCCAGAAAATCTGATATTACTTTTACTAAAGATTCGATACTCAATGATTTGCTAAATGAGACGGCAATGACAATGAACCCTGGAGAATTATATGGTGATACTCCAATGGTATCACAGGATACATTGTCTTTTGGTAGTAATGACGCTCAGGGATTCGGCATGATGCGTAATGGATATGCACCAACGCCACCGGTAACTGATATCAATAATAATCCGGTTAATGTATCAAATGAAAAAGTAGCTACGGTTGTTAATAATATTACAAAAGACTATTCCGCGTTAATGAAAGCAATCGACAAAAAGAAAGGTATATGATAAGTGGCAAGAGAAACGTTTAGATATCAGCCATTAGACCTCGAGCCAGATGTAGGTATTGGAGTTGCATTACCATTTAATAATTCAACAGGTGGTAGGACTGCAACTCAAGGATATAATTCCAACACCGGTGGTGCTAGTGTTTTCTCTACTACATACACTACTGAAGAACAAGCTATATCTAATCTTAAAAATCTGCTATTAACTCGCCGCGGTGAAAGAATAATGTTACCGACATTCGGAAGCCCGGTACCAGATTATGTATTTGGAAATATTACCGCCGGTGGTGGAATTGCTATATCTCCAGATGAAGTATCTGATATTGAAGGTGATTTAACAGAAGTAATTAATTTTTGGTTACCTTATATTATACTAGATGAAGTTACCGCAGAAGTTTATCCCGATGAACATGTAGTAAGAATTAGTATAGTATTCCGAGTAACCGAAAATGGTGCTAACCGACGAATTGTATTATTTCAGTCCAGTACTGCGGCTGATATTATAGAGGAATAAAATGCCGCAATATGTAGAAAAAGATATTAAATACCTTAATAAGGACTTTGGTCAGTTCCGCGCGAACCTGATAAACTTTACTAAGAACTATTTTCCTAACACTTATAATGATTTCAACGAGTCATCTCCAGGTATGATGTTCCTTGAGATGGCATCATATGTAGGTGATGTGCTTTCATATTATACGGATTATGCATTAAAAGAAACATTGTTACCATATGCACAGGAAACCGAAAACATGTTACGGTTATCACAGTTTTATGGTGTACAAACACGAAATGTTGCTTCTTCGGTTGCTAAACTAGATATATATCAAACCGTACCAGCAATTGGTACAGGAACTTCTGCAAGACCGGATTTCCGATATGCATTAGAAATAGATGAAAACATGATTGTAAGCACTAACGATGGAACAAAATTCCGTACATTAGATGTAGTTGATTTTCATCAGTCTGGTAGCAATTCTGGATTAGACATTTCAGTATATAGTATCGATGGTGCCGGTAATGTTGATTTTTATCTTCTTAAGAAGCAAGTAGATGTTATTTCCGGGCAACAGAAAACAGTAACATTTACATTTGGAGATCCAAAAATATATGATAAAATAGTATTGCCAGATGATAACATTATTGAAATTGTAAATGTAACAGATGATTCAGGTAACCGTTGGAGAGAGGTACCTTTCTTAGGCCAGGATACTATATTCGAAAGTATACGTAATATATCGTTTAATGATCCGGAATTATCTGTTAACAGATCAACAGCACCATATATACTCAAATTAACACGTACACCATATCGTTTTGTTAGTCGGTTACGTGATGATGGCAGAGTTGAATTGCAGTTTGGCGCTGGAATTAGTAGTGGAATTAACGAGGCTATAATTCCAAATCCAACGAACGTCGGGTTGGCCTTACCTGTTATTTCTCGTACTACCGATACCGCCTTAGACCCCTCTAATTTCTTGTATACAGATACGTATGGTATCGCGCCCAACAATACTACGTTAACGGTTACCTATACTATAGGTAAAGGATTAAATGATAATGCAGGTGCCAATGAAATTACGAACATTGATTCTGTAACATATTTAACTACAGTTGATAATGTTGATGCGACTTTGCTTCAGAATGCAAAAGATAGTGTTGCAGTAAATAATCCTACACCGGCCACTGGCGGTTCGAATTTACCACCAGTAGAAACGTTGCGTCAAAATATAATTGGTAACTTTGCATCTCAATATAGAGCAGTAACAAAAGAAGATTATTTAATGCGTATATACGCAATGCCTGCTAAATATGGTAGTATAGAAAAAGCATATATAGCTCCAGATAGCCAGCTGGATACAGCAGATAGAGAATATCCACGAGATGTAATTGCAAACCAATTGGGATTAGATCTTTATTTGTTAGGATTTGATGCTAATAAAAATCTAGTACCTGTTAATCGAGTAGTAAAAGAAAATTTACGTACTTATTTATCTAACTATCGAATGTTAACGGATGCATTAAGTATTAAGGATGCATTTATCATTAATATTCAAATTGAATTTGAGATTATAACAAGACCTGATTATAATTCCAATGAAGTATTATTGAGATGTTTATCAGTGTTACGTGATAAATTCAGCAATGACCGTAATCAAATAAACGGCCCAATTAGCATTAGTAATTGTATGACAGATTTGGATAAGGTAGAAGGTGTACAGTCTGTAGTTAGTTTTGATGTAAAAAATGTATTTGATACGAATGCCGGTTATAGTGGTAATGTTTATGATATTAAAGGAGCAACTCGTAACAATATAATATATCCTTCATTGGATCCATCTATATTCGAAGTGAAATATCCAGATACCGATATTAAAGGTCGAGTTGTTAAATTGTAAAGGAACTTAAATGTATCAATTATTTTATCCGGAACGCGATACAACATTATATGAAAGATATGAAACCAAAAATACTGGCATTGATCCAATACTGGAATTAATAAAAATTGCATCCGGATCACCCGATTCAGGTAATGTTGCATTAAATACATATAATACACGAATCTTACTAGATTTTGGTACTCAAATAACTACTATTTCTGAATCTATAGCAGCTGGTGATATTGGCGCAGATGCTCGTTTTTATTTGAACTTACGAGCAATTGATTCTAAAAATTTACCAATAGTCTATTCATTAGAAGCTTATGCTGTATCACAATCATGGGAAAATGGCACAGGTAACGAAGCTGATATACCGATAACTACAAATGGTGCTTCATGGCAATATCGTACCTCTGAAGCAGTTGGTACAGAATGGTTAACTTCTGGATATGCTCCCGGCTCTACCGGCTCAAATGGAGTAACTACCGCTGGTGGTGGTACATGGTATACTGGCTCAGCTGCATCTCAATCATTTAATTATGCGTCTCCTGATGTACGGATGGATGTAACGGGAATTGTTAGAGCTTGGTTATCAGGTTCATATGTTAACAATGGATTTATTATCAAGCGACCTGAATCAGAAGAGGTATCGGGTACACCATATGGTAGTTTGAAATTCTTTGGTAAAGATACACATACGATATATGTACCGCGATTAGAAGCTGCCTGGAATGATTCCAATCTGTCAGGTACCGGTTCATATGCAGAAATCACATCAGATTCATATGTAATTAGTTTCAAAAACATACGTGAAAGTTATAGAGCTGGTGATAGGGCTAGGTTTAGAATGAGAGTTCGGCCAATGTTCCCACCTAAATCATATGTAACTAGTTCATTCTACTTAACAGATAACAGATTACCAACCTCTTCGTATTATTCTATTAAAGATACGGTTACAGATGAAACAATTATACCTTTTGATACTAATGCAACTCAAGTTGGATGTGATGCAAATGGCAATTTCATCAATTTAAGGTTGGATACATTTCAACCAGAGCGATATTATAAATTTGTACTTAAAGTAGAAAGAGATGGTGGTGATGATATTCAATTACATGATGATGGATTTTATTTCAAGGTTACTAGATAATGGAAACTAATAGCACAGAATTTAGTGAACAGATAAATGCAAATCAGATAATGCTGAATATCCTTAGACAGGAGTTTCCGTATTTATCAGAATTACCATCTCAAATAGAAAGCCAGGAAGCGGCTCGTACTAATACACCAGTGTATGAAACGGCGGGTGCTATAAATCATTATCCTGCATTAGTACCATTAGACAGAAGTGAAAACGGCGTCATTCAAATTGATGGAGATGATGATACTAAAACGCTTAACATACCATTGCAAAAATTAACTTTTATTGATGGTACTAATTACAATGAAATAATTGATACAGAATATACTTATTTTGTAGATACAGTAGAAGATAATATCGAAGATTTACCGGATATAATAGGTAAATTTATTATACGAACTAAGTTACCAATACCAACCACTAGTGGTACCACTACTGATATTCATGTATATTATTTACTGCAAAATGCATTTGATAATTTAGAGTATTTATCAGTGTTTTATGGACGTGAAATTAATGGACGGCCTGTACTGCATAGAATTCCTGATTTCAAAACTCTTGAAGTAATGCTAGCCAGTAAAGAACAAACATATTCAGTAATTCAAGTATTCGAGTCAGATGTATTTAATAAGGTTGTACGAGCGTCATTGAATAATTACGCGTCACCAGAAACATTGGATTCTATTAACGCTGCATTAGCAGCTGCTAGTGATGATAATTCATTAACACCTGATCAGCGTTTAAACATGTATGTTAAAGAATTACCTCGAGAAAGCAGCCGGGCATCAGATTGGAATGTACAAATACGATTTAAGTCAGGATATAAGCCAGATTCCCCTTATAAACGAGATCCGGCAGATTATTTAAATCAATCTATCGGTACTGATTTACCGACATCATTTGACAAGGCAACTTCATTAGAAAAATTACGTGATAAATTCGAAGGTAAAATAGTATTATTTAGAAGTTTAAATACAGCTAATAGAGTAGTAGAAAAATTTAGTGCTGCGGATAATGATGATATCGAAGGTTGTCGTATGTTGTTTTATGGTCGATGGCGACCGGTATTCAATATTGATATCTTAACATTATATGCAACTGAAAACAATGCGCCGTTAGATTTCCCTGTTAATAACGGTACCGGCTTAGATTTACTTACGTTAGGTACCGAAGACCCGGATTCCGAACAATTTAGAGCAGGAGTTGCTGAATTACGAGTTGCTTTACAAACATTAGTAGATGCAGGAGCTATT